AGTATGAATTACAATTAGATAGATATAATTTCAAAAGTAAATCTGAGTGGGAAGAATCTATATTTTCTTCTATGCCAATGAACGTTCATCAGGATGTTGTGAAATTAATCGACTTAACAACAGATGAATATGTGACAAATGAAGCGTTACCTAGATTAATAAAAGGAATAAAATAATGAATAATAAGGAAAATCAATTAATATTCGAAGAATATCAAGCAACACTACATAAAGAAGATGTAGGTGAACCTTTTAACGAATTAGTTTTAAGAGTAGGTAGTGACAATGGTATTCCTACCGAATGGTTATCTGATTTAATCAATTTGACTTTTTCAATCGCGAAGGGTGTATCCTTTTATGATATTTTAGATTATAAGAGCCATGAACCGAATGTTACTCAGAAGATGGATTTTATTGATATAGGGGTATTGACAAAATCTTTTATTGAAGCTTCTAAAAAAGTATTAAACTCTTTCAAAGATTCTGAAGATTATGAAACCGCGAGAAAAGTGTGTGTTGCAATAGTTAATGAATTAAAGATGGATAAAGCGCAAAATGATAAACACAAGCGTATACGAATAAGTGTATAATGACTAAAGAAAATATAAAATGACTAAAGAAAATGAACTAATATTTGAGCAATATGTAGACTCATTTACTGGTGAACTGTTCAAATCTCAAGACGTTAGAGATGTAATATATCATTGTACTACAAAAAAGAGTGTTCCTAGAATTAAAACACAAGGAATACTTCCAACTTCAGTCATGCATTATAACAATGGTGGCGTATATTTTTGGAAGGAGTATGAACGAGCGAAGGATTTCTTAACATTTACAAAAAACGATATTATACTTTATATAAATAGTAGATTAATAACTCCTATATTTGACGTAAAGAGCATCCCAGAGGCTTGTTGGACTACGAGTATTGTGCCGCCAGAAAGTATATTAAAATTTGATGAAGGAAACGGATAAATGCTAAATATAAAAAGAGAGAACGAATTAATAGTTGAGTGTTATATATCGTCTATTTTAGGTGAAAAGAATTCTGTAATCGCTAGTAGAGATGAGGTATTTTCTCGTTTAATTAAAAGGTTTAAAGATATAAAGTCTGTGATTAGGCTAAATGATGCAAGCGGTGAATATGGTGATGTAGTTGATGGCTTGTATATAGGTAACGAAGTTACAAGAGACGCTTCGGCTCTTTTAGTTTATAACTGTATGGATGTGAATGTACCTCAAGATCTCGATTACGAAGAGTGGAGTGAGGATGATGAAGATGATGAAGATGATGAAGAATTCGATTTCTCGGTACCGGATGCAATTTTATCCAAAAAGATACGATCTGTTATAGAACCTGTTGGATGGAGAATTCGATCATTCGAACATGATTATCTTATGTTAGGTGATATTTATGGTGTTATTTCGATTATAATCGAGCCGGATGAAGATGAAATATATGACACTAGACACCAAGAGTTCTACCATATAACACTTAAACCTCTTTTACCTAAAATCAAGAAAGAAGGTTTAATACCTCAACGTAGTACTAGAACTGTACTAAGATCATATATTAATAACTTATTTTTGTTTGATAAGCAAATATTAAAAAAACATCCTGATAATTTCGATCTATTTATTAATATGGTGAGAAGTCTACAAGCAACTGGCGTCTCGGCTGGTATCGATGGTGGTATTGAATTTGATTCTGAAAGTGAAAGAGAAGATATAGTTTTGTTAAAAGTTTTTATTCCACTTGATATTGAAAAATATCAAGATGAGGACGCTCTTGGTGGTTTTTATATAAAGCAAAATATACCAAAAGAAAATATTCAAGTTGTTTATATAGGATCTATAGATGAATTAACTATTGAGGATTTTCAGTAATGACTAAAGAAAATAAATTAATGGTGGATGATGTTGAATTGGCTGAAAATCAGTCATATTTGAGAAATAAACGTCTACCTAGAGCTGATGCGGAATTCGAATGGTCACCGTCTCGTATTGCTGAAATTCAGAAATGTGAGAAGAATATCGTTTATTTTGCTCAGAACTATTTCTTTATCGTTACATTGGATGACGGTAAAAGTAAAATTAATTTGTATCGACCTCAACGCAGAATTCTAAAATCTCTAGATAAGAATCGATTTGTTATCTTATGTGCGAGTCGTCAGTGTGGAAAAACCACTTTAATGTGTGTTTATGCGCTTTGGATGACAAGTTTTCAATCGGATAAAAGAGTTGTTATTGTAGCAAACAAAGAAAAAACCGCGATTATGATTCTTCGCCGTATTAAAATGGCGTATGAAGAACTTCCGAACTGGTTAAAGCCTGGGTTGGCCACATGGGGCAGTACGGAAGTTATCTTCGGTAACGGTTCTAGTATAGCTATTTCAACTACTACTGGTAGTGCTGTTCGTGGTGATTCTGTAAACGCAATTATTATTGACGAAATGGCACATATCGAAGATCATCTTATTGAAGAGTTTTGGGCGTCAGTTATTCCTGTTATTTCATCATCAAGAAAAGGTACCACAAAAATCTTTGCCGTTAGTACGCCAAAAGGAACCGGAAACCGATTTCACGACATTTATGCTAAGGCGGAGCGCGGCGAAGCTACAGAAGGTCGTTTATCTTGGGTAGCGGAACGAATCGATTGGTGGGAAGTTCCAGGAAGAGGTAAAAAGTGGAAAGCTGATATGATGGCTGCTTTAGGTAGTGATCAACAGTTATTTGATCAAGAATTTAACAACACATTCCTAGAAACTGGTGAATCCGCTGTTGACGCTTCAGTTATTGAAAATTTCAAAGTACATTGTAGAGATCCAATTCAATCATTTGAAGATGGACATTACAAAGTTTGGAAAGAGCCTGTCAAAGGTCATATATACGGAATAGGAGTTGACGTATCTGAAGGTATTGGTAGAGCTGCTTCTGTTGCTCAAGTTTTAGATTTTACAGATTTAACTAAAATAGAACAAGTTGCTGAATATCACAACTCATTAATTCATCCGCTACAATTCGCAGAAGTATTAAATCGCGTAGGTAATCATTGGGGAAGACCGCCAATGTTAATTGAACGTAATAATTGTGGAGCTGAAGTTATCAATTCATTAAGTCAAAAGCATCAATATCATAATATTATTAGTCATAACCCTGAAAATTTAAAATACGGAGATATTCGACTTGGTATTTATTCACATACAAACACCAAGTATAAAGGTGTAATGAATATGCGTTATTGGATGAATACACTGAAAGTATTAGAAATATATGATATGGCTACTGTTCAAGAGCTACAGACATTTATTCGTTATCCAAACGGAACATGGAAAGCTCGTCAAGGTAAGGCTATATATGATGATAGAGTATTATCATTAGTTTGGGGATTATATGTGCTCCAAGAAGAAATTTGTGAGCGTTATTATGAAATCGTTCAGTATGATGAGCAAGGGAAACCAAGCAAAATTCAAAATTATTCTATTTCACAGCCATCCATATTCAAACTTGATGATTTCTTTCAACAGGACGGTGACGCACCATTACCATCTATCATCGGAATGACTCCAAATTCTGGTACATTTTCTGCAAATGGAGCCGGACCACAGGAATTAATGCAACAGGGTTGGACTGTAGCATAACAATAATGTTCCTTTTATTTTTCTAGTTGATAATCAAACACTACGATATAGAAAATAATGCTCAAAAAATCATAAATACTTAAAACGAATAGTAGTTTTTCTATAGTTTAACAAAAAAAGAGGAGAAAAAAATTATGCGAACAATTGAAAGTCCGGGTGTAGAAATAAGGGAGATTGATTTAAGTTTCAATACTGAACTCCCTGTTGGTACAACTGTTTTCTGTGTTGGTTATGCAGCTCAAGGTCCTACAGATGAATTGATCAATATAACTAGCATTTCAGAATTTGAACAGATTTACGGTCAGCCAACTAACGCTGCAGAGAGATATTTCTATCAGACCTGTAAGCAAACTTTACAAGCAAATGGTTCACTTTTAGTAACAAGAATGCCTTATGGCTCCGGTGGCGGAGAAGGATATTCGACTAACTACAGTGCTCTAGTGTTTCCTGTATTTCCATATAATACAGATGTAACTGAATACGCAACTGGTATTTCCACAACAGCATTTGAATCGACTTTGGTTGATGATATAACTGGTGGATATGTACAGAGTGGTATTGTAAGTCTATATGGCTTAAATTCAGCAACAAACTATACAGGTTTTGATGAAGGTGATTTCGAGCTTGTGTTTGGTGTAACAGATTCTACTTCGGTATCATCTGCTTCAGCGACATTTATGCTTGTTGATGGTGCATTAAGCGCTAACGATAGTGATGATTTTGCAGCAACATGGACATTATTAGATAGTGATTCAGATCAGTATAAATGGACTGTACGAAGAGTTGATGGTGGAACGATGACAATCGATTCATTATCAGCAGGATATGTAACGGTCGCAGCAACAGTTTCTGCAGCTACTGCAGCAACATGCCCACGTTACACACAATCAGAAAACTTTTACGTAGGACAGCCAAGTCATACAGTTATTACCGAAGATGTTTATCAGCAATGGAAGCAAGGTGGTATTAATTGGAAGAATGGTGCAGTACCTGCTGGATTTACTGGTACAAACTTAACTGATTTATCAGGTAT